GGGTACTTCTTTATTAACAGACAGAACTGATTCGCAACGAAATGCGACGTTGCATCCTCATACTCCTGTGAGGATAAGGAATCAGCCGCCTTATACAACTCCAAGAAGTCCCTACGCCGCAAAGCGGCGGACAGAGGCTTCAAGAAGTCGTGGCGGTGGTGTCTCAGCAAACTAGCGAGGGTTTCGAGGTAAACCTCAAAACTCTTACTAGCGAGGTTCCCCTGCAGGAGGAGTAACGCTCTCATTCTTCGGTTCATATCGATCCTGAAGTTTGTAACGTGGCTCGAGTAGATCGAGGCCGCGGAGTGTGACAACAATCCCGCTGAAAACGGTGATTGCTGCAAGACCTGCCGCGAGCAGCTCTTTCATCAGAAGCCATGGACCCCTTACGGGGACCACGTCACTGGTTAATGAGCTGCTGCTTGAGCAGGTTCTTGAACTGGGTGGTGGCAATCCACGCCCCCATGTCCGCACACAGAGCGTCCACATCCGTGGCAGAGAAACCAACGGGGATCTGGCACTGGATGTCGACAATTGCGTCGGCAACCGGAGTCAGTGCACCCGTCAGAGACAAGGTGCGCGTCAGTTTGGCCATGGCACGACCCACTCCGGAAAACTTCTCCGAAGGCTTCGGCTGCGTACGCGCCAGAACAACCCTGTCCTTAGTGGTCAGGGTATTGCTCGGGCCAACGTATGCAACACTGTCCTTCTGGTAGGAGTCAGCGTTGTAGGTCTTGGTGTTGATGGATAGAGACAAGGTTATTTCAACCTGTAAGAAGACGCAGTATAAACTGCAAAAGCAGGGCTAGGCCCTGGACGAGCAGGTCATCTAAGTACACGGGTTCCCCCAAATACTCTGTTGACCTGTTGTGACAAGAGACTTAGAGAGTCTATACACCTTTGCACTTTGTCAAATCGGAAATCCGACTTGATTACGAGCCCAGGTGCCTCTAAGCCTTGTCGCCACTTGAGGTGATAAGTTATCGCGACGGTCCCTGTGACCCCTCGCGTTAAGTTCCACGCGCTGCTAGTCGATACAGTGGACTTGGCCGTATACGTATTCGTAACGACTTTGTCCATGACTAAACAGCTCCCAAGTGATTTCCACCCTGGACCAGCGGGAACCAAAGCACCGAGGAGATCCCCGATGTTAAGGAACCAATCAGCAACAAAAGAGTAGCTTACAAGCTCCCAAGGGAGCGTAGTAAGCCCCTTAGACGTGAACCCTAGATCATCACTGATCGTAAGTTCAATTTGGTCTAAGGTCATGGCCCGCGCCGTAACATACTCATCGACTCTTAAGAGCCAATCAGTTCGTGTTACGTCGTCGAGGCCAAAGCCATTCTCGAATCGTGAAACATGTCGTTGCACGGTGTTACGAGAAGTGCGTCTCTCAAACTTGTTGCTTAAGCTAGTCTTCTTAAGGGCCGATATGACATTGCTCATGTCCTGCACCAACGGGCGAATCCCGTAACGATATGCAAGCCAAAGGTCCGCAAGTTCTCTCTCGAGAAACCTGCGGGTACCTCCGACCCTACTAACGGCATTGCCGGCCGCTGAAAGCAGCCGGGAAAGTTTGTTAATAGGACGGTTAAGCATGTCTACGGTCTTATCAAGTTCAGCCAGAGTTTCCCAAAGATTTGAGTCACTCCGACCGCGCTTGTTAAGAACACCTGTAGAAGCCTCGACACCTATGGCATTAATGCCAGCCGCATCGAAACCGAACTGTATGACAGGGATAGACCCACTGTCACTTGTAGCAGTTGGAATCACAGCAAACAAAGCGGGACCCTCAGTAAAGAACTCGGCCTTTAAGACCGGTGCATTACAAGAGTTCGCAGCGCTGCTGATCGCCCAACCGTTACCAGTACAAGAGATCGCCTCGTCCCATCGTGACATCCAGTTGAAGAAAACTTCTCCAGCTGCTTGTCTACGTCGGAAATTTGGCGTTACCGTATCTTCCATGTACGAAGAACTGCCTTGGGGCACAGTATAGAGATTTCGGTGGAAAACCACCCCCGTCTCGCTACATGTGCTCCCGCGACGGTTCTGATACACCTGCGAGCGGCTAAAACCGCCCGCAGTCCGGATACGTGTACTCACTACAGGTTAACTCCTTAAAGTGGGTGACGGGCGCGACATGGGTTACCATGCCACACCGCGTCCGTAGATGAAGCCACCTCTCTACGAGGGACTCACCACTGAACTTGAGAAAGGCAAGCTATGAATTTAGCGCGGTTCTTACGAACCTCGCTAACTTTCATCTCACCTTCTTTCATGGCCTTAACAGCCAGCAGAAAGATCGTCCACCGAAGGTGGACGCAAGCGTACAACCGATATTCATCGATTGTAGCACCACCAGCGACTTCCATAGGCGGACGTGCCTCAGCAAGCTGAGACGCGAACGCCACGGAGTCGTTGGTGGACCAATGGACGCCGGGTTTCAATCCGGCAACATCACGCAACGCAAAATACGTCGTGTGATACCTTTGCTCCGAAAGAGCAAAGAGTTCCATTTGGTTGATGGTGAACGAAAGACTCATAGCTAAACCTCAATCAAGGTAAAGTGGAGGTCCCCCGGGATTGGG